TATGTTCATATCAGATAACTGGTTGATCACGTATGGCGGTTTCAAAAGAATCAGTGAGGTACTTCCAGCAGGCGAGGGTCGTGGTCTTTTCAATTCCATCCGAGGCGGTTTCCTCTTAGCGGTCGTATCCACATCCGTATATCGATTTGATACAGCTTTCGTGCCAATCTTCATTGGAAAGATTGGAACTCTCACAGGAGACGTCTATATAGATGAAAACCTTTCGAGTCAGATCTGTATTGTGGATGGTGAAAACGCATACATATACAACTATTCCATACCCGCTGTTCCAGGTCCTAATTTCGCTTTGCAACCGCTTCCGTTTTTCCCAAGTTACGTTTCATATCACAATACTTTCTTCCTGTTTGGTTCTTCACCTGCAAGTACGAATTCCCAGTTCTGGTATGCCTATAACGGTGGTACTGGGTTGACAATCACTTTGAATACCCAATTTGCTCTTCAGACTAAGCCTGATTCGGCACTTGTGGTCGAAAGGTTGCCAGGAAGAGGCAACAACGTTTTGGTTGTAGGATCAACTGTTGCAGAGGTTTGGACACAGGTCGGAGGCACCGAAAACTACCGGCGTGTGCAATCTTTTAACATTGACTATGGAGTAACATCCATTTCGACGCTTGCTGCAAATGAAGAGCAGATTTGCTATCTCGCACAGAATGAAAATAACTCTCCTACCCTTTTCGTAACGGATGGGTCGAGTACCAAAATCATTTCAACAGATGGAATCGACCATTTACTTGATGAGATTCAGTTTCCAGGTCAGTCCACTGCGTTCTTCTTCAGACAGGATGGGCATCTGTTCTATCAGCTGACTTTTTACAATCCCGCCGATAATTTGACACTGATCTATGATTTCACGACCAGCCTTTTCTTCCATGCTTCAGATGAAAATCTGAATTACCATCCTGCTCGGAAGGTCGCGTTCTTCAATGAGAAGACTTACTTCATTTCATTGAATGAAGGGTCAATCTATCAAATGGATACTACCCTATTGACATATGATTACAGCACTGATCCAGCTTCAGTGGGTTTCGAAATTCCTCGAATTCGCATCTGCAAGACGATTCGTAAGAAAAATGCCGATAGATTCAGGATTGGACAGTTCACATTCACAATCGAACAGGGTGTCGTTCCTCAGAATGCACCGACGGGTGCTCGTGTGGACATGTCTATTTCGAAGAATGACGGACAATCTTTTGGAAGTGTCGTCAGTCGTGAATTGAATCCGAGTGGTCTTTATCGAAATCAGTTACGCTTTTGGAGGATGGGTCAAGCAAACTCATTCATCATCCAGCTACGTTTCTATGGATTCCAACGTTTCGTTTGCAGCAATGGCATCTGTGAGATTTATTAAATGACAACACCGGCTTTACCTGCTTTTTTCGACATGACATGCACGCAAAAAGGTGAACACTTCTCGCCAGATTTCTATTTGTACTTGGACCAACAGTTTCAAGTCCTAAATGCTACGGTGACCATATATGGCGTAACTGTCCCAACCTTCACAGCTGCTCAAGTGGCGACGTTTCCAATCAATATCGCTCGTGGTACAATTTGGTATAATAGCACATTGGATAAATTGCAATTTCAAGGCGCAGCTGCTGTACAAACAATTACAAGCACTTAGGAGAAATGAATATGAGTTGGTTTGGTGACTTATTTGGAGGTGGCAAAGATCCATCCCAGGCAGCAATGCCTTACCTCGATAAAGCCGGTGGTTTGTATGGTTTAGGACAGGATCCAGCTGCGTTTCTCGATCAGCTGATTGGTAAATATCAACCATCTCAAGGTTTCAAGATGAAGGAAGAGGATGCGCTTCGTGCGGCCGGAAACAGTGCGGCAGCTGGAGGTGTACGTGGTACTGAAAATGATTTAAAGCAATCGGCGCGTATTTCAGACATGCTCATGGGCGAAGACATGCAGCAGTGGCTGAATAATGTCATGGGCATTACTGGTAATCAAGCGAACATCTTGAATAGCCAAGGGGGCCTTGCTTATCAAGGACAGGCAAATAAAAACAAAGGAAACAGTGATATGCTGGCTGGCATCATGAAGGCACTTGGTACTGCCGGAGGAGCTGCGTTCGGTGGTCCTGCTGGTGCCGCTGTCGGTGGCAGTTTGGGTGATATGCTGAGCAAAATGTTTTCAGGTGGTGGTGGTCAAAGTACAGCTGATTTCGGTCGATCTGGTCTAAACCTCGGCGGAAGTTATGGCGGTAACCAAGGTCAACAATTTAATCAGTGGATGTGAGGTAACCGATGCCAGATTTTCAACCATTTAACTATGCAGGACTCGAACCTCAAGGGAAACCTGGCTTGCGAGATCTCGTCGATAATCTGATGAAAGGCTACCAGACGGGTCAAATGCCTGGTCAGATGAAACGGCAGGCCGAAGGCGAACAGTTGGCAAATGCTTTGAAACGAATGCAGGTAGAACAATTTCCTGAAGAACAGAGGCTCGCCCAAGGTCTAAAAGAGGCCCAAACCAAGGAGCTGGAACGGAAGGCAAATAATCCATATGGCGGCGATTACAACCTACAAGGACCCGCTCGCCAAGCTTTTGACTTAGATTTGCTTGGTAAGCAATATGGAAAAGAAAGCGATACTTATAAGCTGGCAGAAAAGTTGATGGGTTCTTCTCTAAACAAAGGGTTCGGAAGTGCACCGATAAAGATGCAGGCTAATGTCATTGACAATCTTCAGAAGGATAATCCTGGTTTCAATGAACAAGAAGCTCGCGAGGCAGCAGATCGAGTGCTTTCAGGTGATATGGAGATGCCAGATGGAAGGCCTATTAATGTGGGTGGTTTAAGCAAATCAGCTCTCAATAACTATATGAAATATGGCAGTGATGCGGGGACGCGGAGTGCCCTCATCAGTGGTGAACAAGCTGAAGCCGAAAGCGCTGTCATGGTCCCTTACGTTCAAGAAGGAATCGCTCCATATGGCAGCACCTATTTCGGCAAAAGTCCTGCTTTAACAGCTGATGTTGCAAAAGCCAAGGCTGGTGATAAGTCGGCTCAAAAGCGTATTGGAAAATTCATTGCCGCCCGTACACTTCAATTGGAAAATTACCAGTTGCAACAGCGGATGCAAACAGGAAAGGTTACTGTAGCTGCCACTAAGGAACTCATCGAGCGCGGTGCTGCAACTATTGGAGGTGATTTCAATACTTTGACACCGGAATCTCAGCGGATTGCAATCGATACCGTCCAAGAAGCAGTTAAAAAAGCTTTTGAGGAACGCAAGAAAGTTGGTGTTGGTGCGTGGGAAGCTTTGAACAGGAAAGGTTCTAAACAGGAATCAAGTATTATTTCATCTGAAGATTTTTTCAAGACTTTAGGAAAGAAAAAATAATATGCAGATGACTTTATCAGATGGCAGAAATGTTACTTTCCCAGAAGAAGCCACACCCGAAGAAATCTCTCAATACATCTCCATTAAGTATCCAGAAGAATATAAAAAATATTACAAAGGAGAAGATGAAAAAGAAAAGCCTCCCAAACAGCTTTCGGCTAGAGAAAAAATAGTTAACTCCCTTCAAAGCATTGGGAAGCCTTTCGATCTTGCTAGTAAAAATATTGTTTCCGGCACCGCTAAACTGAATGAACAGATCGGCAATATCGGGTCGAAACTCGGACTTGGTATACCAAAGTTCAGAGAACCTGGATCAGTTGATTACAACAAAATGGCTGGTCTTGAACCAGGTGAAGAAAACGAATTTATTCAAAAGATTCCTGAAATGGTTGGCTCTGTCATTGCTCCCGAAGCGCGTGGTCTAGGAGCTTTTGGAGAAATGGCATCAAAGTTACCTGGATGGGGAAAGTATCTTAAAACCGCATTACAATCAAAACCTGTCCAACAAGCTACAACACAGGCTACAATAGCTGGTGGCCTTGCTCCTGAAGATGGCGCAAAAGAAGCTCTTGAGGCTGGTGCTATCACACTCCCATTTGCTGGTGCTGGTTCGGGAATTAAGGCAGGAAAAGGACCGTTAAATTATTTTGTCAATAAAATTCGTGAACTTTCGAGTCCCAAATCCTATGCTGCGAGCAAAGCATTGAAGGGTGTTCCTGGAAGTGATTACAAACAAGTTTTAGAAGCGTCTGAAAGATTAGGAATTCCTGTAACACCAGGAGAAGCGTCTCAAAATCCGTATGCAATTGCTCAACAATTACGGACTGGTAATAGCCCAGAAGGCGGTCAGAAGCTTATAGATTTTGCAGAACAACGAGGTAAGACTGAAAAAGGTGTTATAAATAATTTCTTCAAAAATATTTTCAATCCTGAAACGGAAAAAGCAGAAAAAGAAGCACTCTATAAAGCTGCGGAAAGCAAGTACGTACCAACTCCTGAATTAGCAGGTCTGCAAGATGATCCTGTTTTCCAAAAAGCTGTCCGAAATATGGAAACTGGCAAACATAAAGAACTTTACGAAAAAAGATTGAAGGATGTCGAACCTAACAGTATCAAGTATCTGAATCAGGTAAAGAAGTCTTTGGGTGAAATGGAACAGGACGCTCCTTACGGGCTAAAATCAGACTACGGTGACGTCCGTAGAGATATCACTGATGTCACTGACAAATGGGCTGAAACCTATAAACCTGGGCGTGCACTTGCGGAAAGAGAGATTGCTGTAAGAGGTCTCAAGAAGGCTTTTGATAAAAAGCCGCTGACAGCTGAAAATCTTGCAACTGCAATACGAGGCGAAGAATCCTACAACAAGCTTCATTTCAATCTTCGCAACGTTCCTGAGACTCAGAAGCAACTTGAAGACATGAAACTCGTTTTTGACAAGCTGATTCCGATTGATGCAGTCGATATCGCAAAGAAAACTCTTAAATCAGATGAGAAATCACTTCAGATGAAAGCGTTCAATCATCTGAAAGAAAAGTTAGGTAGTCATCGTTATGACAAAGCAATGGCAGATTTAATAACAAATCCTAAATGGGCTGATGAGTTGAATAAGTTGAAAAAAGTTTCGAGCGGTGAAAAGTTAGGTGGCGACTTGTTGAAGCTTCTTGGCAAAGTAGGATCACAAGAATATGCTGGATGGAAGCCGCAAAAAGATGAAGAATAGGATTTAGTCGCAAAACATACCGATTACAGTCAAACTTATATATATAAAAGCTGCTATTTCTATTATTAACATTTATTATTTTTTTCTAAAAGAGCTATAATTAATCCAAACTGGATTGTCATTAATCCTAAAACCCAATATTTAAAAGTATCAAATTTAGACCCCACCAGATTGATACTGCTGTCTAAACGCTCAATAGACTTGAAAGAATGTGATTGAGTATTCTCAATAATTTTTATCCGTAGTTCGTCTTGCAATTCTTGTTCTGTATAAACCCGTTCTGTCATACTGATACCTCTTATTAATATGTAAACCAAATTCAAATAACAGTCAACAGGTTTCTTTGGAGAGTCAAAAACTAGAATCCTGAAGCAATTTGCTGTAAGATGAAGCTATAAATTCTTACAGGAAACCCTAACATGGCACTCAATCCGCTTTACGTGGTCACTCAGGACATTTCGAGTTTTTTCATAGGAAAGGATTCTGGTGAGCCGTTAAGCGGCGGCATCATCACGTTTTACCAGGATTCAGCCAGGACCATCCTGAAATCAGTATACACTCTGACGGGGTCGCCTCCTTATTCAGACACTTCTTACGTGACCCTCCCGAACCCTATCATTCTCAGTTCGGTGGGAACTTATC